AGTGTAACACTAGTGCCGTTTAGTTCTATTGTAGGTGTTCCAGTAATAGTAGGATTTGCAACAGTGCCTGTTGCTGTCACAGTAGGAGTACTTTCTGTCATTACAGTACCGTCATCAACTACAGTTTGATACAGTCCGTTGCCTGCATCTGTTAAGATTTGTTCCATGATATAATTTATTTCACGGAATATAGTTAAATCTTGTCTCGCTTTAGCACGAGCTTCTGCTCTGTTGATATAGTATGTCATTTCATACCCTTTTTAATTTGTTTTGCAGCCATTTTAGATACAGTTGCATCATCTTTTTGTTTAGGGGAATTAGGAATTGCTGTATCTAAAGTAACTTCTTCTCGGTTTGCTGCTCCTACTGCGTCAACTTTTTTTAATAAATCTAATAGTGTTTCCATTTCAATGAAGTAACCTGCTGCTTTCAACTTAGTTAAAAGTGCTTCAGTACTAATTTTAGTCAAGCCACGTGCTTTGGCACGAACGATAAGTTCTTCTATACCGTTTAGTACGTAACCCTGACCTTCATTAGTTATTACTTCATTAATTAACATTATTTTTTACGCATTCTGTTGAACCAGTTAGTTAATGCAGAATGTCCTGCATCACCTGGTTGAATATCAGCTGTACGAAGACCAGTCATTGCTCTAGGTGCTCGTGTTACTCCTGATTTTGGTACTGGATTAGCCTGACGAGATTGTCCAGAATTATATGGCATAGTTCTATAATCAGTGCCTTTATTTCCATATTGGCTAGGCTTTTGATCTGTACGAACACGTGGAGTTCCGGAATCTAATTCACTTAAAAGAGCTAAAACTTGTTCTTTAGTAATTTTTCCAGATTCGAGCATGTCAAATACACGACTCTTAGCCTCTAAGAACTTTTTTTCTTTTAATGCTTGTGCCTCCATCACGTCGACACCTTCTTTCATTTCACGTCCTGTTGCATTATCTTCGCCTGCGGCTGCTGGATCTGCTTCAAAGTCATCACCCATGTCTGCAATTGGCTCGTCACTCATATCCATTTCTGGTTCCATGCCCATGTCTGTTGGCATAGGTGTTGCAGGTGCTTGTCCACTTGCTGCTAGTGTAGCATTTTCCATTGCTTCTTTTGCTGCTTTTGCTTGATCTAAGAACGCACCAAGTGCTGCTTCTGCTGCAGTATTAAATGCTTCTGCAGTTTCAAAGCCAATTTGCTCTTTCATTGCATCAACAATTGGCATAAGTTCTTGTACTTGCATTTCTGCTAAGTCTTCTACCATCTTTTGTACTTTGTCAACCATTTCTCTGGCTGCTAGCAATACTTCTGCTTGTTCTAAGTCTGCTGCTTCTTTAACTTTTGTTTTCACTGTGCCCGCTGATCTAACAGGTGCTACTTCATTAATATATGTTCTCAATGAATGTGAAATTAAATGTAATTTATTATACTGTGGATTTTCCCAATATGTTAAATCACTTTCTTTAATTTGTGTAATCTTTGCATCAGTAACGTTTAGCATACGCTCTAATGAATTTGTGCTCATTTCGCTGATATCAACTGAGTGACCAAATGTGTTAGCCAACACTTTATTGATTTTATCAACATTATGAGATGCTGAGTTTAAATCATTTAAATACATTTTCCTAATTCCCTAGTTATATAGTATATTTATAGTCTTTGCAAGATTTTACGCTTCGCTTCTGCTACTTTGCGTTTTGCACCACTTGCTTTTGCTAGTGCAATATCTTCATTAATTCCACGTTTGGCTCTGTTGTTTTGTGTCCAAACTTCTTCGAGTGCTGTAGCATACTGCATATCGAAATGCTGTAATTCACTTACACCACTTTTTCCTGTCATATATTTTTTAACAATAGCCATTGCTGTTTCAAACAATGCTAGTTCTTGATGTATTATACGGTTTGTGTTTGATTCGACTATATTATAAAAACGTTTTTCACGTCCGGCAAACTCGTTCAATACAACATCAATTCTATAATTTTGTACTGTAACACTAGACTCTTCAATTTTACTGTTCATTGCAACTTTTAAATCTACGTCAGCGTCTGCTGCTTCAGTTAATTGATGATAAACTGTTTCAACTTTTTCATTCATAAGTTTAGGATTTGCAGACTGCAACTTAGACAAGATGTCGTGCATCGCTTTTGTTTGAGGATCCATGATTAGCTCTTTCCGTAATTATTAATATTAAGTTTATAACTGGCAGCACCACATTCAACAACTTTGTCTAGTACGCCACGATGTACAAGGTTTTGTGCAATATATGCTTCACGCTCGCTTAAACCTTTTTGCTCTAATAATTTATCTTCAGTGAAATGTGTTTCTAAAAACTTACTTTCTCTGGAATTAATAAATGTCGGAAATCCACCTTTGGTGATTATTGCTTTCATTGTTGTTGCTCCTCCGGACTACCTGGAGTTTGTGGCTGCATTGCTCTGACAGGAATACCTGTTGCAACTCTTTTAGCAACTCTTTTATCTTTGTGATATTGTTGTTGTGCTTTAACATTCATTTCGTCATTTGCATTACGTGCTTGATTGTTAGCACGACGGTTTGCATTTGCAGCATCTGTGCCTTGTTTTCTAACTGCAGCACGACTAGTGCCATAACTTGGCTCATCTTGCATACTATATTCTACTATATCACGTACTTTCATAATAGTCACCTATTTAAACGCTTTAATGCTTTACTTGCCGGATTAAACTTTTTAGTTTTTTGTGCTTTACGAGCCATTCGTGCACCCATTTTTGCTTTAGTCTTTTTAAGATTCATGCGCTTTTTAATATCAATTGGAGCACTACACTGACTAGGATCGGCAACTACTCTACCTGCTCGTTGTCCAACTGCACAACGAAACTTACGAGTAAGTTTATTGCCTTTTCTAGCCCAAACTAGTTGTGCTTCCATTACAGGCTCTTCGGATGTAAATTCATTAAAGTTCATATAGCTATTTATACGGAAAGGGTTAGGTCATTAACAGTGTAACTATTACTGTTAATACGCCTGCTACGATGGTGCCACCCGTGCCCATCATAATTTTATTTGTTGTGTTTTGTGCTTTGGCCATATCTTCACGTAAACGGCCAAACTCTCTTATACTGTCTTCTCTCATTTGAACGACAGATTTTTCAATGCTCGTAAGTCTTGTGTCTATGTTGTTTACCTTTTCTTCCAATACACGATACCTTTCGGCACACAGGTCAACGTGTGCTTCCAAATTTTCACGCTCAAGTTGAGTCGTTGCGATTGTTGCTGACATAGATTTGCTTTCTACGGCTTAAATGCTTCATAGCATCGTGTTGGTAGGAGCCTTGGTATGTTTTGCCTAAATTGTGTGCCTAAATGTAGAGTTCGCTTATTGCTTTCTACACTATTATTTATATATCATACGATTTTTATAAAGTATATATTTAAATATTCCGATGTGTTTGTGTCAAAAACATTATTTAAAAAATTAACAGTTTCGTCTAGGTATGGAGTAAATGCTATTCTATCACAGTCACTTTTAAGGAAATGTATATCATCGTCATCTTTTGTAAAAACATTGTTATGCTCTACTACAAAATCAAATTTCCATACTGTATGTAGTCCTGAATACACAGATCCGAAGCTGTATTTTGCTATATCTTGTGTCTCTAATACCTCAACAGTAATATCCAATGGCTGACTACGCATACCGATTGACTGTATAAGTGTATTTAAATTTTGCTGCTGATTGTATCCGTGAGTGTTTTTACTTCTATAATTTGTAATATCACTTTTTGTAATGTCCACTAACGTATACGCTGTGTATTTTTCTGACAAGTGTCACCTTATTAAACAAGACTTTTGCCAAACGCTCTTCCGGCAGCAAATCCTCCTGCAAATGCAGTTGCGCCAGCTACTGTTCTAAATGCTGCTCTTTTTAATCTGTTAGGACCACGTTCAGCATTTCTGACATTTTTAATTTCAAGACCATTATTTCGAGTCATTTTTTGGAAAGTTGGATATAGTTCGCTTTTAATTGCATTAGTTCTGTAGTATTGCAATAAACGAGTACTTGCTAATCCACGCTGTGCAGTGTCTGAACCTTTCCAATTACTAACAATACGTCTAACACTTCTGTAGTTGCTGTTTTGTATATCCATTCCACGCTCTAATTGCATGAAAAAGTTTTGCGGCCCAATAATTTCTCTACCTTGTGCCATTTGTGTTAAGTATTGCTTGATTTTCATTTCTGGCAGTTTAACTTTATTAGCTTGAATACCTGCTTTATCACTAGACATATATTTTCCAGTAGAAATACTGTGCAATGCTTGATAGAGATCAGTGCCATTTGTTTTATAGTTTTTAAATTGACCTCCACCGGCTAGTAGTGTACGTTTAGCATATGCCTGGGCTTGTGGAGCAGTTGAATAATCTTGATACATTGTATGCAATGTCAGTAAATTTAAAAAAGCAAAGTCTAAATTACTACGTAAGTCGCTAGACTCTAGTTGATTTTTAGTTCTAAACATTTTACTTTCATTTAATTCACCAATAAATCCAAATGTTGGAGAAGTTTTTTCTTCTTCAACTGGATGTCCTCCTGACATTTGTGCATACTGTAGTGCTGTGTATTTCTGTTCCATAATAATATTTATCTTACAAATTTGGTTGCCATCTGTCACGTGGCACTAGTTTAATTTTATCTCTACCAGCAACGTAACCTTCACCACCACGTTCGCCTTTTGTAGTTGCTACTATGTCTGCCGGTGCTGTATCTAATTGTGCAATGATATTATTCTTAACTGTCATAATTTTTACAACTAGTTCTAGCATTGCATCTAATCCTTTGTTGTCCGTTGCCATTAGTTTTGCTTGTTGACCTGAACTAACTTTACTTGTTTTAAGCCAATCAAAAAATCCTGTGCGTAATTTATCTAGTTTACGCTGCTTGGTCATTTGATTAACATAATTGTAAATGATTGCACCTTTGTTGCTTAATCCTTTTTCAGGAGTTAGCCATGCATCAATTGCTGCTCCGTTTGTGTTGGCTAGTTTTATAATTTCTTCAACTGAACTAGTATCTACTTTAGGTGTATGAGTAACATATGTTTGTCCAAACACTACTACTTCGTTTGTGTTTAGTCTACGAGTATCTTTAATCGGTGTGCCTGATTTATCGCCAAACGCTCCATATATACTATGTGCAGCAATACCAATTTGACTGTTACCGATACGTTTACCGATGTCGCTATTTGCATCTACTGTGTATGCAACATTGTTAGGTTCGAACACATACGTGCCTTTATTACTTACAAAGGGCTTACTAGGGCTGTACAGCAAGTCTCCGTATACAAATCCACGCATATCAGTCGGAGTATTACGTTCCATTAAATCAAACACTGCACCCATGTTGTTAGCAAAGTCTTGTCTCCAGTCCTCGCCCTTACCTGTGCTCATAATAAATTGTTTGAGTTCATCGCTACTAGTGCTTTTACTTTTGCCCCAGCCGTTTTTACCAGTTAGTACAAATTTACCATCTGGATCTCTACCCCAATAAATTGTTGGATTACCGTCCCATTTAATAGCAACATCACTTGAATCTTGACCTAACCGTTGTAGTACACTAGCCGCTCGTAATGCACCTTTGCTGCCTTCAGCAAATACTAAATCTTCTAAATGCTGATATTCACGTCCGACCTTTGCAGCCTCTGTGAGTATTTCTATTGCTCGCATTAGTCAAGTTCTTTCCAATTTGGATCACTTCTTAAGTCAGCTAGCATCGCTTCACCTGCTTCTTTGCCCAACGCTGTCATTATTTGTTCAACGCTGCCAATATCTTTTCCGGAGGCATTCGGGCCGAGTAATGCTTTTGCTACTTGATCGATGTTGTCTGTTACTAGATCTGCTTTCTTACCGTTAGCATCTCTGTTAAACAAACCTTGGTATGGTGACCATAGCATGTTTTGTTTTTTAGCAAGATATGCTAGTGCAATCTGCTTGTTTACACCTTTCCATTTACTACCAGCCGGGATGCTGTGCGTATGGAACTTTGCTGCATTTGCTGCATTAGGAACAACCATAATATCTACTTGGTGTGCATGGTCACCCATTGGCACTTTAACGTGTACACTTGTACCGCTTTGTGCTGTTTCAAATCCTGCTAAGTCAAACAGTTGACGCAGTTTTTGTCTAATAACTTTATCTGGTTCATCTGGCATATTAAAGTGATCTTTAAGTGCTGCAACATCAACAATCATATCTAAGTCGCCGCTAACTTTACCTTTAGTAGGAGTTGCGCCGCTACCAATTGGAATTGCAGGTGCACCAGTTTTAGATAGTACACTGTTTACAGTTTTCATAATGCCAGGAATCATACTATGATCAAAAGGTGTTACACCGTCACCAAAGATTTTTCCACCTTCAGTAACATGAAGATCTTCTTGTCTCATTCTTTTAATACGACTACCACGTCTGATTTTACGTTTAAATTTGCCGCCCAATATATCTTTAATCTTCAACTCTTTTGATCCCTCTTTGAAACTTTTTAGGATCTTTAGTTCGGATAGAATTAATTAATCTTTTATTCAAGTCTGCTGCAGTTTCTACATCAAAACTTTCGTTAATTAAATTAATTAAATTAATAGCAGTGACAATAACTTGCTCGGCATTAGACTCTACAATTTGCTTCTTGTCTCGACGAGGAGCCATTGCATTAATTTCTTCCAAAATAGATCTTGTTTTTCTTTTCATAACACTACTATTTATAAATATTGTTGCTGAAACATTGATGGAAAGCACTTATGGCACTTTTGCATTTTCTGATTAAGAACTTAGGATCCATTGGAAAAATAAGAACTATAACATCAGTGGTAGCGGGCAACACACAGGCTTACTTTTTGGCGAATACAGGCTCAAACTTATTGACTCCTAAAGGCTAGCCCGTTGTTCAACATCATACATAGACTAGATAAGGTCAACGGCATTGATGTTTCAGCAACTCCTCTATTAGATTGTAAATTTCTGGGTTAACGTTTTTAAAACTATTTCCTTGATAATTATCTAGTAATCTTGTTGCTTCTAGAAAAAAATCGTATTCTGTTTTTTTAGTATACGGAGTATTAATTAAAATATCATTTATTTCTATTTCTTGTGTCAAACCTTTGTCATCGAATTTTACTAAGTATGCTTTTCTCGATTCAACAGGAAGCTGATCTATAGACAAATGCTCAGGACTCGATAAAGCATAATATGACCATTGTAAATTTTTAGATTCGGAAAAGTCGTATAAATCTTTTATTCTGTTTATGTTTAACAAACTTATCACTGAATGCATTCCAAATGTTGCATTTTTATAATTTGATTTCCATTTATCTATCGTTTCTTCGATAATACCCCATTCGACACCCCATCTAGTAACAGTAGCTAAATCTCCTACTGCATCTATACTAAAGTCAATTCGAAGTTTTTTAGCTCTGTGTAATAAATCAGCAATTTTTCCTGTTGGAAATATACTACCGTTTGTATTAAAAGACAATTCTACATTTTCTATTTTAGCATCTTCGTCTATCTTTTGTAACAATGTTAACAATTTTTTACTATAAAAAGGTTCACCGCCATTGATACGTACAGTTTTTAATTTTGTTAAGTTGGTATTATTAAGTGCATTTATTAATTTAGTGCTGTTACTAGTATCTACTAAACTTTTGTCATATTGAAATCCATTTTTATTCTGATATTCGTGCAATTTTGTTAACACACTATCTGCAGAATACCATTTCGAACTTTGACCAGGTCTACAAATACGACACATCATATTGCATGTTGTATCAATTCCAATTTCCAATGATTCTAATTTTCCCGGGTTTTCAACTTCAGTTTGGTTGGCCCATTGTCTCATGCTGTGTGCACCTGTTTTTTCTTGTCGCCAACAATTTCTACATTCAGGAATATCTTCTTTAAGCATTTCTTCTTGTAATGTATTCCATCTATCGGAAGTTAAAATATTGTCAAATGTATCTAAGTTTCTCAGATTAAAAGGCTCCCACTTTTCTAGCCATTCTCTAGTAAACTGACAACAAGGTATAACATACCCAGCAGAATCGACTTGGGCTAGATGATTAAGTAATCTATTGCATGTCTTGCCCATTATTATTCTCTTCTTTTTAATAAATTTTTCAATCTATCAGCATTGTCTACAGCAACCGCAGCAGGTTGTGCAACTTGCTGACCCGGAGGACTAACACTAGCTGTTGCATTTGCTTTTAGGCTTTGATAAATGCTTGCAACTTGTCCATCTTCGCCTTGTTCATCTTCATCTAAATCAGTAATACGCAGTGTATTCATATCATAACCTAAATCTAGTTTAGTACCAACACCACTACTACTACGTGTTTTCATAAACTGTATCTGTACACGCCCACGCTCACGCATTGCACGACTACTAAAAATACCAATTAAGTTATCTGCTGTATTAATTTTACTAATGCCACCTGCAATGTGTGAATGGTCAAACTCAACTTCATCAACTGCACCACGATTTAACTGCGATGCTGTAACAAATAGTGTACCAAGTTCAATTGCTAAGTTACGCAACTCTTCTGATACAAACTTGTCTTTAATAAATTGATCACTTGGATTAACTTTAACACTAACAGGCATCATCAAATCCAAGTAGTCAACAAATAGTCCATCTACTTTAATATTCTTTTGTATTTGGAATTCTTTGATATATGCTTTAATATCGTTTACAGTACATCCATTTTTCATTTGGATAACCTGTAGTACACCTGCTTTTTTACTTGCCATTTTAACTTTAAGTTCAACGTCATCTGGATTCTTCATAACATCACGTGTACTCATATTAGTAAGCATAGCGTCTAGTCGCATACTACATAGTTCTTCACTAAGTTCTAGCGAAACATAAACAACGTTCTTACCAGCAAGTGCCCAGTTAAGTGCCATGTTCTGCATAAACAAACTTTTACCTGAACCACTACCACCTGCAAAGATGTTTAGTTCGCCTGGATTAAATCCACCGTACAATACTTTGTCGAGACTTTCCCAACCTGTACTGTTTTGTCCTCTGTTGTCTTTAATAGTTTGAATACGTCCTGCAGGATCATCCCAATAGTTAAGTCCAAAGTCTTTAGCAAGTCCAATACTAACAGCATCTTTAATTAGTTGTTCTACACTACCATACTCATGTCGTTCTAGTTTGTCAGCACTTTGCAGAATTGCGCCTTCAAGTGCTTTGTGTCTACAAAACTTTTCATATTCATCCATGAACCAGTTTTTGTGATCGTCTGTTACTTTGCTAGTAATATCATCGAACTGCTGACTTGTTTTTGCAGCAATTTGTTCATGTGTAGGTAAGTCACCATAACCGTCTACGTGCTCTTGTATAAAGTCCATAACAGGCTGATACTTACGAGCAAAATACTTGCTTTGTGTAATAGCATTACATCTGACAAAGAGATCTTTTTCTGCTAGCAAAAACTCGATATAAAGTTTTTGTAAATCCTCTGTATATTCTTCACTCATTAATTTCGCCTGTTAGCTTTTTAACAATGTATTCGCTACGTGTATATGTCATACGCCAGTCTTTTCCCTTACGTGGAACTGCACCATTCATATCCATTGTTATAACGTATTCATAATAATTTGTCAACCAAATCCATTCGTTGGTAATATCGCTACGCTTTGGTAGCCAAGCAAACTTTTTAATCCATTCACTTTGTAAATCTGTGTGTGCGCTTATATGTTTCACTCTTTTATAAAAATCCTCGTCTCTAATATTGTAATCATCTACAATAGGATTTAGCAAGTAACTGGATCTTCGTTGAGTTGCTCTCTGTACTTTCAATTATACTCCTCACTGTAAACAAACGTCCATATTTTTGCACTGCATCAGCAGCATCTTTACAATTTTCCCAAGGAGGAAAACTTACACTCCAGCCTCTGCGTAATGCTGCACGAACTAAATCATGTCCTGCTTTATCGGCGTCTGGAACTACAATAACTTCTGTTTCTAAACTATCAACTATGTCACATTGTGTCATGCTGGGCGTATTACCTTGCATAGCAACACCTCCAACTAGCAATGCATCGAACTGTCCTTCGGTAACGATTGTGTACTTGTGCGACTTTTGTGCATCGATATTGTACACAAAATGCTTTGGACTTTGCAAGTAATACTTGGGTGTTTCTTTATTAGGTGTTTTACCAACCCAACGTGCAGTATATCCTACTACAATACCTTTGTGATAAAACGGAAGTATTACTCTGTTACTAAAATGTTTAAAAGGTGACCAATGCCAATGCTTATAAAAATCAACACCACGTGAATTAATGTACTCACACGCTGCAATAAACTTTTCAAGTTCTTTTTCTGTTAGTTTGCTTGTATCTACTTTTTCAATAGGTACAGCATCTGGCGGTAATGATGCTTCGGACCAGTCTATTTTTACTTCACGCTTTTCTGCAGTTTGTATAAACTGATCTACAATACTTTCTTCTTCTTGTTCTTTAAGTAATTCAAAATTAATGCGTTGAATTTGTGCAGGGTCTGCACCAAACTGTTCTAGTAAATCTTTTAAACGTCCTGCTATCTTACGTCCAGGACTCCATCCAGTTTTAAATCCACAATTAAAACAATTGTATTGAACTTTATCATCATTAAACATAAAACCGCCACGCTTACGTTTATCAGCACTATGCCCACGTGTAGCACACATTGGACAGTTACCACTGATCCAACCACTAGGCGTTTGTTTCCAAGTGCCAGGCATATTTTGCTTAACAAAATCTAATACAATCATAAATTAATAATACAATTTATTTGTTGGAATGTCAATAATATTAACCGTTATTAAAAAGTTCACGAACTTCTAATACATAACTTACTCTCATATTTTGATCACTGTGAAGTGCATATTCACGTCCGAATTCATCTGTATAAGTAATAATGATACTATACAACCCAGGGTCAGTATTTGCATATAAATCTTGGTCATCGAAACGTAAAATTGCGATACCACGATCATAATCATGAGGAATTAAAGTCTTAGTTAAAATTACAGTTTTATTGTTGTTGAGAACTTTAGCAGTGAACGTTTTAGTCTGCAAATTTTCAGGCTTACGATCAGTTGTTTGAACAAAAAATTCAATATCAGTATACACACCTTGGTAATGTACCAATGGTTTATGATTAGAAACACCGTGATATGTTGTTCCTTTACGAGTAGGTACTAATATTTCACTACGTTGATTATAAATGTAGCTTGTAGTTTGATAATTGTTCATTTCGTTTCTCCACTAGTATTTATTTGACTAAGTAATATTACAATGACATATATACCGCAAAAATATCAAAAACTTTTAGATGAGTTTCCGTTTTTAACACTCGTGTCGTACGGTGATAATGAATACGTAGGCATTATGCAAAATGTAGATCAACATATGGCAAGCATGTATTGTTTTGAAAATATCAGAACAGATGCAGACAAGTTAGAATTTTTAGATTTAGGCGAAGAATGGTGGTGGGGAACAAACCGTATGATTCCTATCAATATTATTTTTAAAAGTCGTTGGGAAAAGTTTAGACC